CTGCGCCACCTGGCCCGGCAATTTGAGCAAACTTACTACGTGCTTCGCCCAGTATGATCTTGGCCACTGCTAAACTGTAGTCTTTTAGCCACTGCTTGGCATACAGGTCTGTTAACAATGCCCAGTCTGGACGATAATTATAGGTTCGCATTAAGATTATTTCGCCTGATGCAAAAGGACGTTGCAACACACGTAATATGTGAGTATTGGGATTGTAGTGATATTCAATAAAACTACCAAACATGCGCCCCACCAGTTCTTGATATTGTGAAAACAGTTCGTATGTCAATAGGCCGCCCAACATATTACCGCTGAGCAAGTACGTGTTGGTATAGGCCATGTTAAAGGGTTCAAACAGTGTGCCGCCACTTCCCGATCCAGACCTGCTGCCGATACTGCGTCTAAACAACTGTCTTACTTCGATAATTTCGTCGGGTAATCTGTATTCATTTTGTTCAATGACAAATTCTAAAAAACTGTAACTTTCTTCAACTGCATTAGGGCTACGTTGTCTAAACCGTGTCAGCGCACGATCAACAGCAGTTTCATAATGTATTGGATCAAGTTCGACATCTACCATACCTTCACCCAGCATGGCTCGTATGTAATCATAGACTTTTTGACGTTCTTCTAAGTTGCTATTTTCAGACATTTGATTCTCCAAGTATATTTATGCCCGCTAAATATGTATTATGCCAAGACTCAGTTTATATCGGCCCGAAAAAGGCAACGACTACAAATTCATTGATCGACAAGTTTCTGAAATGTTTCAGATTGGCGGTACTGACTTGTATATTCACAAATATCTGGGGCCTAAAAATCCCACAGATGCCAATGCTACTGCTGATCAACCGCAGTATGACAATCTATCTCCAACAAATATACAAGATTTGTTGTTGTTAGAGAATCGAGATCGCAAATATGATCCGGACATTTATAGATGCCGTGGTCATTATCAAGTGCAAAACATTGATTTTAATCTCAGTCAGTTTGGCATATTCATTGACACTGATCTGATCATGTTGGTGGTACATATCAATGACTGGATTAAAATTGTTGGCCGTAAACCACTCAGTGGAGATGTTGTTGAATTGCCACATTTGAAAGACGAATTTGCTCTCAACGGGTTCGATGTAAGTTTGCCAAGATATTATGCCATAGAAGATGTTGGCCGTGCTAGTGAAGGGTTTAGTCAAACTTGGTATCCTCATCTCTACAGATTAAAAATAAAGAAAATAATTGACAGTCAGCAATTTGCTGATGTGTTGACAAAACCTGTAGGTGAAGACTATGATAAATTTGTAGGCGATCACGTTGCCGCTACAGAATATTTCACTGGTCAAATTGTGAGATTAGATGGTGTATTGTATCAAGTGAAATCTGGATTCAACAGTCCTAATGGCACTGTGCTGACGCCACCTAATGATGCTGCATGGGCTGTGTATTCTGGTAATACTTTACAAGACATACTGAGCACCAAAGCCAAAGATTTAGAAATCAATGACGCAGTGATTGCACAAGCAGAGGCAGATGCTCCTAAAAGTGGATTTGAAACTAGACAATTCTACACGTTGGCAGTAGATGACGATGGCAATCCACGATTACAAACTATAGATGAATCTAACTTAGATGCATCTATGACCAATCTAGATACCAGTAGAATTGCAGAACGTCCTGATAGAGAAGGTTATAGTGGTTACATGGTCGAAGACGGGGTTGCTCCTAACGGAGTAAATTTTGGTCACGGTATCAGTTTCCAAGCCAACCCGTTCGAAGGCGATTTTTTCCTTCGTACAGATTTCTTGCCAAATCGACTGTTTAGATTCACTGGCAACAGATGGGTCAAATACGAAGACATGCAACGTCATACATTGACCAATACCGACACTCGTCAAACTCAGAAAACTAGTTTTATCAACAACACTGACAAGGCGTTTTTTGACAAACTCACTAGCGATATATTTGTAGCAGGTGTTACTAATACATTTGTTCTTGCTGACGAAACCAGTGCATTCAACAGAACCACCGGGGTAATTACCACACGAACTGCTTACAATAGTGCATATGGTGCCAAGGTTATTCTTGATCGCAACATAGTTCCGCAGGACAGTGTGGTTATACAAAATCAATCAGGATTTATATCTATAAAGATATTTGAACCTATTGCTGTGGGACAACGTATCGAATGGACTTTATATTCCACTGCAGACAATCAACGTTCTAGTTTATCTAAAGCACTTAAACCTAAGGCAGATTTATAATGCAACATTTTTATGATGGTCAAATTAGACGATATATTACACAAATTATCAGACTGCTCAGCAACTTCAGTGTAAAGTACGGTGATGGAACATTGGTCAGAGTGCCAGTACTGTACGGTGACACTGATCGTCAGATTGCCAGCCTATTAGGTGACAACAGTGAGAACAAACTGGCTGCCGCGCCACGTATGGCCGTGTATCTAAATGACCTACAACTAGATCGTTCGAGATTATCTGATTCAAGTTATGTGGGAAAATTACATATTAGAGAACGCGAATATGATTCGGCTACAGGAGAATATACCAGCAGTCAAGGGCACCAGTACACTGTAGAAAGGCTGATGCCAACACCTTACAAAGCCAGTTTCAAGGTAGATATTTGGAGCAGCAGCACTGATCAAAAATTGCAAATTTTAGAACAGATACTGGTGTTGTTTAATCCCAGTTTGGATATTCAAACTACTGACAACTATATTGATTGGACTAGTCTAAGCACTGTGGATCTCACACAGTTGACATTTAGCAATAGAAGTATCCCAGTAGGCACTGCATCGAATATTGACATTGCTACTCTAACCTTAGAAGCACCTATATACATCAGCCCGCCAGTCAAAGTCAAACAGTTGGGCATAGTGACCAACATTATTGCCAGCATTACGCAGGGTATAGAAAATCCATCATTGCAGGATATTCAATTAGAGTTTGGCAATGAATTATTTCCTCAAGGCAGTAACCAATCTTCTAATAGTGGCAATCTTTCTTCTGGTGGTAATCTAATTAATATGTCAAAGATTAGTCTTGGAGGATTTGGCATATTAGTTGTCAACGGTCAAGTACAAATTCTAGACAAGTATGAGCATGTCACAGCCACTAACGACAGTATTGAGATTCCTATCAAAATGGGTCCTGAAATCAACTGGAGGAAAATTCTAGACAATTATCCCGGAAAGTACAAAGCAGGATATAGTAAAATTTATCTCAAACAAAGTAACTTTACAGAAGTTGTAGGCACTTTCAGTCTTAATCCGCTGGATGAAAATTATATTACTGTAAACTATGATGTAGATTCTTTTCCGACCAATACTGTATTAAGTGCAGTCAACAGACCAGGTAGTCCTGGAACATTTGACGCTGTCATTGATCCTACTAGAGTAGGGCCGGGCCATGGATTATCCAATCCAATTACTGGTACTCGATATCTCATTATCGAAGATATAGGCGATGCTGCCAATGTCGACGGAGCAGATGCATGGAAAGGTACTGACAATAGTGATTTAATTGCCAAAGAAAATGACATTATAGAATACAACGGAATTAAATGGATAGTGATATTTGATGCCAGCCAGAGTCAAGACCAATTGATCTATCAAACAAATATATACACTGGGGTACAGTACAAATGGAATGGTCTATCATGGGTCAAATCCTTTGAAGGGGAATATAGGGCCGGTACATGGAGATTAGAAATTTAAAAGAACGTATAGAATGCAGTGGTGCAATAATTTGTGCCAAGGATTCTTCTAGAATTTTATTATTACAAAAAACAGAAGGCAAACATGCTGGGCGTTGGGTGTTGCCAGGCGGCACTGTTGTTGAAGGTGAAACAGCATTTCAAGGGTTGCAAAGAGAACTTCAAGAAGAAATTGGCTGTTTGCCCGACTTTATCAAAATAATTCCCTTAGAAAAATTTGTCAGCAACGATCAAGTGTTTATGTTCAACACTTATTTTTGCATCATAGACAGTGAATTTTTTGTAAAATTAAGCGACGAACATTCAGGCTGGGGATGGTTTGACATCAATCATCTGCCTAAACCCACACATCAGGGGTTAGAACAAAGTATTAGAAACAAAAATACTCAGTTGAAAATTAAAACAATAATTGAAGTGATGAGAGAAATTTAAATCCCTACCCCTAACAACATATAGGCCAGTGTTAAATTTTGAACCTGTCTAAAGGTTGGTAAATGTCCGTTGGCTGTGGCATCATTTGCACTGACTGTGCCGGTCACTGTGACTGCTGCATTGAATGTGGCTACACCAGCATTGTTAAATGTTTGTCTTATGTTGCCGTCACCGTCAGACAGAAGAATATTGTTGTCGGTACCTGTAATAGTACTACCCGTGGCTGATCCTACTATCACATTGGCACTGCCAGTTGCCAATGCACTGCCAGAATTGTAACCTAGACCGATGTTCTTAGCACCAAGAGTTGCGCTGAGTGCATTGGCTCCTACCGCAGTATTTTGGTCACCGCTGACGTTGGCAGTGAGTGATGCATACCCCAATGATGTATTACTGCTGGCAGTGGTCAATGAATCCGACGCAGTTGATCCAATAGCAGTATTGAAATCGCCAGTGCTGACAAGATTCAAACTGTTGAATCCTACACCTGTGTTGTCTGTACCGTCTACTACAGCATTTAATGCAGTAACTCCCAGCACTGTGTTGGTAGAAATATCTGAAACACCCTTGCCTATTCTAACACCATTGACGTAACTGTCACTGCCCACTCGTAAAGACTTAACTATCCCTACACCACCTGAAAACACTGCAGACGCTGCGGTCACTGTGGTAGCCTCTAAGGTGTTGATAGCAGTTAGTATACCAGTAATTTCCACACTTTCTTGAAGTCTAATAGTTCCAGTGCCGTCTACACTCAGTAACAAATCTTGATTGGTTATTGAAGTTTTAATGTTGTTGCCTTCTATGGCAATTGAACTCAATTGTAGATTGTTACCTATAAAACTTTGAGTAGTAATTAAATTTCCAGTAGAAGACAATGCTTGGCTAAGTGTCACACTGCCTGAAACAGTTAACGATTCGTCGGATTCAATATTTCCAGTGCTTGACACTCGAAATCCTGGACTTTGAAATCCAAATTTTGATTTATATGATTTGTATTCTACTGGCATAATGTTTTCCAATTTATCCGTCGTTGCTGTTTGAACTGTCTATATATGAGATAGGAGTCGAAACTGATAATGGGTTAATAGTCTCTGCATAATTTGCAAAGAAAATTACCTTTGTTCCTAAAAATGCAGTGTCAGTAACATTGGCAATTAAACTTAGATAACTGTTGTTGACTTCTGCAGTGATGTTAATCAGAGCATCATCAATACTGGTACGACCATATACTGTGAGACTTGCTTGATTTGGCCTAGCAATTACTAAAACCTGTAACACTTCTTTTTTGTTGCTGTCAAACTCTGCAGTAATAGTGTAATTTGCGCTGGAATAGTCGCCTACATACCATCTGTCAATTTCGGTATCAGGATAAATCTGCACCCAAGAGCCTTTGTAAGCAAGTTGTGTATTGTTTTTTAAACTCAACTTGTTCTGCGGACTCTGTTTGAAAAAATTTGTAAAATTTAGCATGTTTGGCTCTTTAGTATATTTATTCAGACAAAAAAATTCTCACTGTTGTGTAAAGTGCATATATAATTAAAAGGAAATCACATGGGTCGCTATACTAATTATTTCAAAGACATTTGGCAAATGCAGGCCAACAGA